TTAAAGTAGCATTTGCAAGATTAGAAATCGTTGCGTTACCAGATGCATCTCCATCAATAGTTAATGTAAAATCAGCTACATCAAAATCTAAAGTGTTATCATTATCATCATATGAAACAGAAATTCCAGATTCTGTATTGCTTGTTACCATATTTCCAACAATGTCAGCTACTGTTTCTCCAATTGCTGATGGACCTACTGATCCTTCTAATGCAACAATATCGGATTGTGCAGTGCTAACATCTGATTCCAGTGTGGAAATTTCCGAATTTAAATTAGTAAAGTTAGCGTCTACCTCGTTATTTGTAAGAGGAGTGCCCTTTACAGATCTTAATGTTAATGTTGCAGCCATTTATAATATTCCTAAGTTAATTTGCTAATAATAGTATTTAGCGCATTTTTTATATAATCAGTATCTGACTTTAGTTTATTTATATCATTTTCTATCTCAGATAGACGAATATCAGTTACTTTTTTATCATTTATTCTAAGTAGCTCTGCTTGTCTTTTTCTTTTGTAGTCTAGAAAAGCTTGAGAATCGTTATTAACAACTCCACCAGAGGTAGGGTCTTTAACTAGATTAGAATATCCTTTTACTTGAATTTTTGACATTATGAATACGCTATAAGTCTTAAGTTTTTAATTTTTGGAACGTTAACTGGATTAGTTGATTTCATTACTATTTTTATACTAATTTTAGTATATGGATCAATATCCGCAACGTCAATTTCTCTTTGAGTGAATTCACCAATCGGGTTTATAATAGTATTTATAAATCCGGTATCAGTGAATGTTTTACTGTAAATATCTTCAGTCCCAGATCCAATTCTATAATATACCTTTATGGTTGATGATGTTAAAATTTCTGCATCAAATAGAATTTTAATTGAATCTGCTGGTTCATTTAGATATAGTGGTCTAGTAATATAGTTTGCATAGTTATAAGATCCAGAAGGAGCATAATCTTCTACATACTTATCTAATTGCTGGATTGCATATGTTGGACTCGGTCCAAGATTTGTTTTAACTGTATATGGATCGCTGTTGAAATTAATTGGTGAATTACTAGTAAGCTCAAGCTCATTGCCTGAAGTTATAGAAGCAACTTCTCCAATTACTGTTCCATCAGAATGAGTTATTATATCTCCAACTGATACTTCATTAATAAAATCAGCACTGCCACCACCTAAAAGTAAAGTTGTTGAAGTACTACCGGTAAGATCTCCAGATCCAAAAAAGCTGAATGTATCATCAACAATATTTAATCTCATAACTGAATTAGCTCCGAATGGAGCAGCTAAAGTAATTGTAATTCTATCTCCATCAGTATTTCCTGGACGTCCTGGTTCAGCAGCTTCAATAGTAATATCTTCTATCTGATGAGTACCATTTACTCTATCTGATATATTACTAATATAAAGGTGTTTGCCAATAGAGGCATTTCCAAGTAAATTATCTGCAGTATCAAAACTTGTTTCAATAATACCTTTTCCACCAAGATCATAAAATTTAATGTGATTGTTATTTTGAATTTGGAAAGCAGCAGCAGATAACGGTATCGCGGCACCACCTCTTAAGGTAACTTGAGTAGCACTAAGTATATCCCAAATCTCACCAACAAATGTTCCAGAACTATCTAGTAAATAATCTCCACCATCGGCCATCCAAGTAATATCATCGCCTGATGCAGAAATTGTTACTGTACTATTTCCAGAAGTCACAGTTGCAGTTCCTTCACCAGCACCAATAGTATCAGTAACTGTAATACTTTCTAAAGCAGGAGTATAAAGATCTGTAGCATCTAGTTCTACAACATTTACATCATTTTGTTGCGCGTTATTAACTAGATTAGATACAATATATGCCGCTCCCTTTTGAAGATCAAGTACTGGAGAAACATTAGGATTATCACTAGTTAGTGTAGCTTGAACTCTTAATGAACTTCTTTTAATTAATGGAGAAGATGATATAACTGTTTGATTTTCATAAGATAAAATAGTTTCTCTAGAATCAAACATATAGTTTGAGTCGCCAACAATAGGACGGAATGTATTAACTCCAAATGATTCATGATTAACTGAGTAATCTATATTTGTTCCCTTTACAGCAACTGAACCAGATTTTAAATACATCATGTCCATATTCAATTGTCTAGACATAATAATATCTGACCCACCATAATCACCACGTATTAAATCAGAAAGAGACCCTGAAATTAATGATTGCCCTGAACTATCTGCAGTTGGAATTTCAATGACAAAAGAATCTTTATCTAAGCCTAATGCAGCAACGGTATGTTGTGAGTTTAATACTGAAGAAGGAATACCATTTACACCATCAGCTCCATATATACCTTCAGCAACATTTGAAATTATAACAATATCATTTGCTCTAAATCCATGATTACGGGCATTTACACGAACTTTATTTGTTCCCGTTGCTATTGTAAAAGGATTATTTTGAAGTGTCATAGCTTCAGGCAATGAAGTTTTTAAATCAACTGTGACAGGATTTATAGTATATGTTGCTTTTTTCAAATTAAACTTCATATCATATAAAGGATTAATTTCAAATTCTAAACTATTTTGTGATAAGTATAGTGATCCTGTTAAAGGTTGAGAGGTAATAATATTACCAGTTACAACGTCTGTTTTTCCAATTTCAGAAATAAAGAACTTACATCCTGGTTCATCGGTTTTTACAATTAGAGCGTATGTTTCACCTTCCATTAAATACAAAGGAGCTTCAAAAGTAAAAGTAGTTGCAACAGAACCATTAATAGATGTTGAAATCTGCTGTGGTGTTTTTGTTACAGAAGAGAACGGAATAATTTTAGTTGATGGAACACCTTGATTAGTAGTTCTTAATTCAACTGTTACTGGACGATTGCCCGCTTCAGAGAAATATAAATCAACTGAAGTTACCATTGCTCCGCCATCAGCATTTACCGTAAATGTTTGAGCAACGGGATCATGTCCAGTCCAATAACTATAAAGTACACGTTGAGAAGTAGAAGTACGCCGCACTGGAAGCGATTCATATAATCTATCTTCGACAAAGCGAACATCACGAGAATTTACAACTGTTGCTTCTTTTGATAATTGAATACCAGTAGAATAATAAACAGCGGATCCTTTTGAATCAAAATCTGTATCATCGTTTGTTCTATTATCTGTTAGTTTAAATTTGCGCTCACCTGTTCTAAAGGCTAGTTGATCGCTATTTGGAATATTAAATACACCAACGACAGAACCCCAATTATCAGTTCTAAGATCATCTGCGGAGGTTTTCATTGTTGCTGGTAATGTAGTGTCAGTTTGACCATTAATTGATACAATATCTACTGAATTAACTTGCCCTCCAGCAGTTGTAATATTACCAGTAATAGTTTCTCCAACACCAAATCCGTTCTTAATATTAACTAAATGAATTTCTCTAGGTGTAGTATTTGGAGCAGTTTCATCATCTAAGACTCCTTGAAATGCTACAACACCAGAAGCAGTAAGTCTTAAGAGTTTACCAGCATCAGCCGTATAAGCAGCTAAATCATATGCTGAAAAAGCTGAAATATCACTATTGTCAATATTTGATAAAATAACACTATTGCCATTTACAGCTAAAACTTTAAATTTCTTTAGATTTAACTCAGAAGAAGTATTTTTAGAATAATCAGTAATCGTAGATTCTGGAATACTAATATTATCTCCAGATAGAGTAGCAGTTATTGAAGCATTAGCTGCTAAATTATAAAGCATTACATGGTGACCAGGCAGTATACCTGAAGGATCTGCAACATCAAGTGTAAATGAACTTCCAGTAGATGTTAAATGAGTAATTGAACTAATATTTACTGCATTATGGCTAGAATTAGTTACAACGTCACCTACAGAATAAGCTGGTTCTACTTTACCATTTTGCATTCTCTCATATTGATCAGAAATTACTCCCTGTTGTATGCTTACTGGATCAAAATCCATATATGATGATCCTGCTGAGTTTTGTACTTTAAATATTTGAGCTGGAATAACATAATCATTAACTGACTTATTATCAAAGAAAGGGAAGAATTTAGTATCAGCTTTTAAATTCACAGCAGTAAATACTACAGGGCGAGCTCTCATATAAGGAATATATGAAAGATCTACAACTCTATCTCCATAATCTTGAGTATTAACTGCGCTAGAAACATTAGTCTGAACACCTGTTCTAGAACTAACTCCATCAAGAGTAGTAATTGTTTCTTCATAACCTGTAACTGTTTGACGGCGACGGTTTGGATCACCTGTCTGCCAAGTTCTTGTTGTAGAGGAAGAGCCAGTCCAATTAGTGGTCCATTCATTCCATTGAGTACCGGTAATACCTAATTCATCAGCAATAAATTTAATTGCGTCATAGCCATTATCATCAGTTACAGTTAAATCGGGTCTTCTATCTACTTCTTTCCAATTATCTCCTTCTGGATTCAAAGTAATTTCGCCTTTAAATGCACCAATCTTATACGGATTTACATCAATATCTCTTGATCCATATGGATTAAATATCAGCGATTCTTCTGTATAAGGTAAAGTAATTACATCTCCAGTTTTTTGATAACCAGCAGATGCTCTTTCAGCTTGAGAAGATACATCTTCAATAATATCTAAAGAAGACGTAAAGTGCATAGGCCTTAATATTTTATTTAATGGATCTACAGCTGCTCGATAATCATCTCTTTTAACATCACCAAGAGAATGACCTGTAAATTGATCTGTAATGAATCCATTTTTAAATCTATCGATACCAGTAACTGGATCAGTAATTTGTAAATCAGCTGTTAATTTTTCTAATTGGTCAAGAGCAACGTATTCTTCCATAGAAGCCATACGACGTTCCATTTGACCTAAATCTTTAAAAGTATATCTACGGTTATCGCGCTGACGATATTTTACATCTCCAACTTGTTTAGTATATGGAGGAACAAATACTGTGGCGATAATCATACCATCGTCTGAATCAGCTGGCTCTTGAGGATCTACGGATGGAACGCCTTGAATAACTTTCCATTCGCCTTTAGAAGTTAGTAAAAGCTTATCGATACGAGCCATATAGTACGAAAGATCTGTTGTTAAATCTGTACCAATTGCTGGTAATTCTGGCGACGTAGTATTATCTCCAGAAATAATAGGACGGAAGTCGATTACATCTGCAAGATTAATTACTTCTCCATTATCAAAATTTGTAGTTCCAATTTGCTCATAATCAATACCAATTCCTGGATTATCAGGTCGTGTATAAGAATCAACTGTAAAATAATTACCAGCACTAGAATGTGTAAAATAATCATAAGTAACTCTAATTGCGCCTGACGGAACCTTTTTACCTGCTTTTAATACTAGTTCAGCAGCTTGATAGTGTGTAGGCTTTTGGCCATTATCTAATGTGTAATTATCTAAAATTGATACAGAGTTATTTGCGTCAAAAGCAGTATAGTCTCCAGAGGTAACTTCAATATCAGTAATTCTTAAAGCATCAGCTTTTGATAATACAATTCTTGAAGCTGTTACTGACTTTTTGCCAGTAATAGTTTCCTGAAATCCAACTTGAAGAGTTTTAGTTTTTTCTGCTCCAACTGTTCCACTTTGCCTAATTGTTGTTATTAAAGAATATGAAGCATTATTAGACAAATTAGAAATAGTTACAGTTTTTCTATTAGAATCATTATCAAAAGATATATTACCAGAATCTATATTTACAATATCACCATTTGAATCAAATAAAGTATAGTTTTCTAAATCTTGATCTGAAAGAAATGTCTCTCCTTGCTGAGCTAAAGTATGTGACCAATTGCCAGATCCGTCAGAAGTTTCACTAATAATTCTTCTAACTGAAAGAATTCCTTCTCTGGTTCCATCTAAATTATAAAGAGATTTGATATATTGATAACCAACTGGGTAAATTAAGTTAGGATATTCTGAATCTTTAAGAACTGTCCTTGCTTTTTGAACTCTACCTTGAAGTACTGTTGTGGTATCAGTTGTTTGGTAAACATCCATATCAGTATTAGAGTTTACAGCTGATACTTGACCCGCAATTTGGCCATCGATTAATACGACGTCACCATTAGCAAATTCACTAGAAAATAAAGTACCAGTGCCAGTAATTGTAAATGTACCATTTCCAGTTAAGTTAACATCGTTTGTAGCTGTTCCTGTCACAAATCCTTCGTTTAATTCAGGCACAACATTAGCGCCCCAGCATTGATTACCAAGAGTTGCATTAGGATCTCTAATTCCGTGCACATCATTTGTAAATGAATAACCTGTCTTCATTTGAATATCAAATAAACCGAGTTTAAATACAGGATTTCCAGAATAAGAACCAGAATGAAGTTCAAATGATTTTACACGAGCTGTACCAACTTCTTCATCTGCATGATAAAAAGTAGATGGAGCAAAGTGAGATGCTTGATCAGTAGCAGTATATTTTCTCATAAGAGTAATTCTTTCGAATTGCTCAAAATTAGGATAACCATCTTTAAGATTATCAACTAAAATATAATTACCAAGAGGTGTTCCAATTGGCTGATCTTCTAACTGCGTAGTATGACTATCTCCACGAGCTTTATCAAAATCTACAAACGTAGTAGAAATTGCTTCAACTTCATATCCATAAACATAAGCTCTACCTGGATCAATAGCCATTACAAATTTAGAAGCATCTCCATTTGGAGATTGATATATTCCATTATTGGTACCATTATCTAAATGTTCTCTTTTTGAAAGCTTAAATTTATTAACTTCAAAATGTCCGCTTTGGTCGTAAGTTCTACGGGCCATAGCTTTTTCTAATTCAGCATAAGAAGTTCTAGCAATTTTTGTTTGTACTACACCATCTTTAATTCTTACGAGTTCAACAAATTTAATACCATCTGCACCTGAAGATTGTTCTGGTAATTCAGTTAACTCTAAAGCAATATTAAATCTATGTGCACCTGGTGCCGTATAATTGTACGTACCTTGTGCAGGATCCAATAATGTTTGATCTAAATCAGAAGTAATAATATTTTCAACAACTTTAAATCCTACTCTTGCAGTAGGGTTATTTGAAAATCTTCCAATATATAAATGTAATTCTGGATTACGAACAAAAATACCATCAATATAGTAAATACCTTCTTTTACTTCAACAGCATATCCTTTACCAACAACATCAGTATCTGGATTATTGGTATAAGTTGTATTTCCTACAGGAGCTTGAATTGTTACATATAAATCTTCGCCTTGATCTAATGTAAGGCGATAATTGTTTTGAACAGTATTATCAGCCGCGTACGCAACTAAATCTTCACCAGGAGTAAATCTTCTAACTTCTCCATCTGCACCAGTTCCTTCATATTTAAAATATAGAGTAGGAACAGTGCTATCAATTACACATGCACATTCTGAAGAATCTACTACTACAGCTTTAACACCCGAGCTTACACCTGTAATAATTTTGTCTTTAAAGAAAGTAAGATAAGAAGTAACTTCTACAGTATTGTATATTGAATCTAATTTAGCAAAATGAACAGTATTGTCAATATTAACAGAACCTGGAATAATTTGGGTACCATTTTTAAAAAGATGATCTCCAACTCTTGAAACTTGCTTTTGCAAGATCGTTTGGATTTGAGTAAGCTCTCTAGCTTGAACCGCTACGCCAGGACGAAATAAAATTCTATAAAAATCTTTTGTTTCGTCAAAATCGTCGTAGTAAGGATCTGTATTAAAATTAATTGCCATTTTGTATTCACTCTAATTAGGGTTGTTCATTTAAATTATTTATAATTTAAAATCGAATAAAAGTTTTAAATGTCACAAACTGCTGATCTGATGGAGTAAAAGCCAGTTTATTATCGATATAAAGCATATTTCCTGAAAACTTATTAATGGTAGGATTTCCCACTGAAGAAACTTGAAAGCTAGCATCCATAGCTGAATTTTCAATAGTATCTCCAACCGCTGGTATATGGCCAAATAAAGATTGAACTAACATTCTATTATCTTCTAGAGCTACAATCTTAAATATTTTAGAATTTCCTTCAGTAGATATATCTTCATCGTTGCTAAAATCACTAGCATTAAAGGTACCTTCTAAGCTAAAACATGCTGATCCTATAGTAGTATATGATTTATTATATAATGTCCCAGCTTTAGCCAAGTTTTTTATAATACCAATTTGTCTATAATCATTATTAATATTAAAATCTTGTACCGCTTCATTTTCAAAAGAAGTAAAAAAACAAATTGTATCTGCGCATAGTTCTTCTGGCGCATTAGATCCATGGCCACCTTTTGGAGAAATAATAGCTCTTAATTGCGCATCTGTTCCATCTCCAGTTATAGTAACGTTTGCATAACTATATCCAGATCCATAATCTAACATAAGAATTGAGGATATTTGGCCATTTGCATTAATTATTGCTTGAGCTCTTGCGCCAGCACCATCACCCGTAATGCTAATAGTAGCGTTAGTGTAACTTATTCCTGAATTTTCAATAACAATATAGCTTAAAGATCCATCAACAGCTAATAACTCTGTATTTGCTTGTTGAGTATCTAAATCGCCTTCGCTTAAAATAAAATCAATTAATGCACCCGAGCCGCTGTCTAATGCTCCGGTTACAACTTGCCCACTAGCATTAGTATAACCATAGCCACCATCGTTAATTGTTAAACCAACAACTTCTCCGCCTTCAATTATAAGATCAATATCTGCTTGGCCATTAAGACCAGCTGATGTTTTTGTAAATAGCCTATTACCCATTTCTGAAGTAACTTCATTATAATAATTTAATGTCGCGACACCTTCTGGTATTGTAATTTCTGTATAAGCTCCAAGTTGGCCAGGAATACCAGCTTTAATCACGTTTGTAGTATACTCTACTCCTGGAACAGATGGATTATGATTACCATCTCCAGAAAGTGAAAATTTTATTTCATAATTTTCATTACTTGGATCTGATTGTTCAAATCTATATGTATTGCCTTCAATCAAATCAAGAGAAGGAGCTACTACATTATTAATATAGAATTTTTTACCAAAGCCTAAGATACTTGTACCATCATCAACTTTAACATTATATGTTATAATATCAGATAATTGCTGCGAGGCTGGGCCTGCACCATCTCCTTGAATAACTAAATACGTTTCATCTGGATCATAATCTTGACCACCATCTATTATATTATATCCGGAAATAGTTCCTTTAGAATAATATTGTGATTTTACTGATTTTGTAATTGGCATAAATTCAGAAGTCATAAATTTATTTCGGAGACCTAAAGGAATAAAAGACATGAACTTCCAAACATAGCCATCAGGAGTTTCTATATTATAAGAACTAGTACCGCTAGGTTGTATAGTAGATGGTTGACCATTATTATTGAAAATACATTTATATACATTAAATTCAGAATTAATGACATAAAAGTTTGCATTACCTAAACTTGTTGCCCCTGAACTTGAAGGATTATCACTACTAATAATATCATCGAACATATCATATACAGTATTATTTTCCCACATTATTCTTGGAATAACAAGAGATAAATCATTTAGTTGCACCTGTTTTGTTTGAATAATATTATTTCTAACATCTTTCTCATAGTTCTGATACGCCTTTGGTAATGGTGCATCAGTTTCATCGGGCCATTCTACAGTTTTACCTATAAAATAACTATAAATTGCTCCTCGTGTTTGCGCTTCATCATACACGGTTTGAGCTATATTTGAATGAAATAGCGATGTGACAACAGCTGTCATTATTTTTCTCTTTTAAATTATGAAATTGTAATAGCCCAAGTAATAACCATTGAGTCCGCAGCAGCTTTATTCACAACAGCAAAAGTTGTTCTACAAAGCATTGTTCCGCCAGGAGTGTTATTAAAAATCCCAGCTTCTTCTAAGGCACCAGTACCGGTTCCTGCTGGAAAAGTTCCTTGATATGTAATAATATTATTTGTTACAGTTGTTGAGTCTAAAGCTACTCGACCAACTTCTGTTCCTAATGTAGTATCACCGGCCGCTGGTGTTGTTGAATCTTCTCCAACAGCCATATGCGACATTACAGTTGCAGTTGCATCTTTCATTCTAGATGCAATAAAGTCACGGCCAACTTGAACAACTAAGTTAGGAATGTGAGCTTTTTCTTTTAGGTTTCCATCAGGACCAAATACCTCAACTGATACCTGACCTGTTGCTTTAAGCAATTCGTTCATATTCATTTTGAATAGTCTCCTTAGGGGTTAATTAAATGTGTATATTTTTTCAACATATGGTTCACTGAAGTAATGAAGCGAATAATCATTTAAATCAAGTGTTCCTGTTTCACTAGTATTTATACTATTTTCTAGCAACTTATTTGTGCTAATATTTTGTATGGAATCAGACGTATTTACAAATTCTTCTAAGTTTTTATTTACATGGCCAGTTTGAGAATCACTTGCAGAAATAATATTTACAATACCTTCACCACCATCATATCTAATACCATAATCTAAATCTGTTACAGTTACTGAATCTCCCTCAACAACTTTATAATAAGTCTTTTCAACACCAACTTCTTCTAATCCTTCAGAATATTCTTGACCAAAATAATTTGTAGCATAAACATTTGGCAATTCTGCAATATCTGAGTCTAAAGCTCCAATTGAATCAGAAAGTGATTTTTCTACAAAGAACGTTAAAGAGTGATTAGTTAAAACAATATCAAACTCTTGTTTTAAAATGGCTATATTTGTAATATTTGAGTTTGTAATTATATTATCAAACTGAGGTTTATTTGTAAATATTTTAGATATAGCTTCATCAAGAGTTACACTGCTGAAAAGTGGTTTAGTTAATTCCCAGTGAGTAAATGTACTTGTAGTTATTTCGTCTTCAACTGGCTTAATAACTAGTTTAGCAACAGCTTCGGTGGTATCAACAACATCGATAAAT